GCAAGTCCTTTGTGCGTGTAATACAGAGCATAGGGCGAAGCTTACGTGTCGCAGACGACAAAGACTATGCAGACATATATGATATTACAAGCAATTGCAAATTTGCAAAGCGCCACCTTACTAAACGGAAACAATTTTATAGAGAAGCAGAATATCCATTTAAGGTAGAGAAAATAAACTGGAAGAAATAGTGTACTCACCTGCGATACTTAGGATTGACCCAAGGGAAGATCCGCCAGTCGTTCAGCAAGTGAATGACCATATACCAAACGAGAAAAAAGTGCCGTTACGACCTAAGCAAGCTCAATATAGAATAAATTGCATGAATGGGATGGATCATCCGATGCAAATTGAAGTGCATAACTATATCTTAGTTACAGTGGCAACTAGATCTATAGATACAATAGCACATGAGCAACCGGGCGGCTGGAGAAGTTACCCAACGTTTAATCAACTTGAGTTGGAATTTATATCAACCATCCAACACCGCCCCGAAGTTGAATGGGCAGTTGATAATTCGTTTGATGGATTGTACATTGCAAAGGAAGACGACTACTCTACGTTTAGAACAAAGTTTAGATTTGCAGTGTACATGAAACAAGAGCAAGTAACATTTTGGAAGTTAAAGTTCAGTGGAAGATAGTCAACCATATATTGTAGCTTGTGCATATTATATGCTGACGCCCGCTGGCTACTTTCCTAATCAGGAAGAGTATGTTAGCCACTTAGCCAACAATGAAACAGCACAGTGGGCGTTAGATAATTCATTAAACGGTCTTCATCTCTTCACCGAACGAAACATGGAATACCGAGTAATTACATTAGAGTTAGTGGCGCTAATGACAAATGAAAAAGCAACATTTTGGAAGTTAAAGTTCAGTGGAAGATAAAGAAAAACTGACAGCAGTGGATTTCTTAGGCAATGTGTTAGCGATTAACGACTTTGTGATCGCCAGCCAAGGACATGAATTAGCAATTTATAGGATTATGAAAATTACACCCAAGATGGTTCGGGTTGTGAAATTAAATGCAAAGACAAGACAAGCTAAAAAAGGCAAGTTACGATATAGCAATGAACTGTTTAAAATAGACGAACAGATTGTTACATATTATTTAATGAAACAGTAGACAAAATAAAACAAAGGTAGTATAATAACAATATGCGTATACACACACTCAATAATGACACAAGTTTTGAGCTTAATGAGCTCCCCAACGAAATCGGCGACCTCCGGTTTGCCATCTTAGATAACAGTAACCCAGCAGACCCAGATTTCATGTACATTCCTTTAATCTTTTTAGAGAGCTTTACTAGTCCTGCATTAGTTTTAAAGATAGGTGATTACAAAATCAAGATGCCGGTGGAATGGCAAATTGTCATTGGCGATTGGGACGCTGAGTTTCTCGAAGCACTACCACTTACTTCCATAAACGATAGAGATTTTAGTGCATTTCAGTTTAACAGTTTATCGGCTTTCCGTCCAACGTACGAACCAATTGAAATAGTAGATGTGTATAGCGAAGTAACTTGGTACGCGCCGAAGCTAAAAAATGGGCAATTCCTGGCAGTACCTCTTGAAGAAGGACCAAAGCCAAAGTGTGTATACTTTATTAAAGACATTTCACGTAACTGTGAAGTGATTGATTACAGCGAGCTCTGGTAATGGCAGCACCACAAATACCTCTTAACCAAATACTATCTGCGTTAGACAAGAAGGACAGGTCCTTCTATGACAGCTTAGACGACGAGTTAAAGAAAAAGTTTAGCCCGTTTCTAATGTTGAAGTATGGCGCGTCTGTGTACGGTTCGCCAGACTTGGAAGACTATTATATTACCAGTACCAATAAGCACGCCAATAAATATATGTTTGAACTTTCAAAGCATCCAAAGCTTCAGTGGTTGATGCTTACTACCATTAGCCCCGGAATTGGCACACAACGACATCAGTGGATTAAAGGAAAGCCCAAGCCAACGAATACCAATGCACCAATTAAGAAGCAACTTGCAGAGTTATTTCCACAGATGAAAGATGACGATTTAGATGTGCTAGCATTACTAACAACAAAGAAAGAACTTAACCAATATATTAAAGACCATGGAGAGAAATGAGAAATGAGAACAATAACAGTAGAAGGAAACATAATTACATTTGATGGCCATGTTGCACAGGCAACATTTCATCCAGAGTCAATTGCCGAGTTACAAGAGTGTCACGACATTGATGTACCATTAATAATGGCCATTGCACTTACACAGGAACTTGATGTTGAGTTCGGCTTAACACCAGATGAAAAGGTGTACTGCCAAACAGAAATCGCAAAGCACATATAACAATGAGCTTTCGGTGCCAATATTGCCATAAAGAATTTAAGAGTGAGCGTACACTTATGGTACACGCCTGCGAACAGAAACGCAGATGGCTGGCAAAGGATGAGAAGGGGTCGGTTCTCGGAATGCACACGTATATTAAGTTTTATCAGTACAATCAAAATCAAGCTAAGACTCGAACGTTTGAGGACTTTGCAACAAGTCCTTACTATACAGCATTTGTGAAGTTTGGCAATTACTGCATCAACACTAGGTGTATTAAAACAGAACGTTTTATTGACTGGGTTGTTACATCTAAGATTAACTTAGACAAGTGGGCAACAGATGCAACGTATAGCGAGTTCTTAGACTCGGCACTAAAGACTGAGAATGTAAATGATGTATTAACTCGCGCTATAGAATATAGTTTAGACTGGAGCAATGAAAAGAGTATGAAAGCAGAGGATGTCTTACGTTACGGCGCCGAGAACAGATTGTGCCAAGCTATTGTGTCCGGTAAGATAAGTCCGTGGGTGATATATCAGTCACAAAGTGGGCAGGAGTTTTTATCGAAGTTATCGCAGGAGCAGATGCAGTTGGTATGGTCTACGATCAATCCAGATGTGTGGCAACCGATTTTTGAAAAGAAAGTGGCAGACGTAAAGTACGTCGAGGATATATTAAATGAAGCAGGATGGTAATACAGAAGAAGTAGTAATAGCTGACCGCAAAATATATTATGTTGACATTGGTAAAATGACTCCGAAAGAAGCATTGCGAGCAATAAACGAAATACGTGGGAAGCAAGGGCAAGCACCAGTCTCTCGGAGTTGTTATGTGGCCGTTTGACAAACCAGTAACTGAAGAAGAAAAGATCCGCATCGAACAGGATTTAGTGTGGAAGAAGTTGTCCACACCATCGCCAGCAACTATTGATATTGCAGGCACATATGGCTATAGTCGGCCCAGTGGCAGCTATTCTATAGGCTTTAGATACAAGGCATCGAGTAACGGAAATAGTTGCATTGCAATAGGCAGCAGCGCCAAGGCTAGGAACGAGTCTATTATGATTGGAACGGAAGGATAATGTCAGCAGATATTGATATAGATTTTGGAAATAGAGAAGATATTTTACAACATATCAAACACGTCTCTGCCCGTAAGTTACATAAGGGTGTGCCAGAACGGCATAACAGTGGTGTGTACGTACAGCCTATTCCTTACGACCCGATGCTTGATGCATCTGCTTTGCATTATAAAGATGCAGATGAACGTGGCTACTTTAAGATTGACTTTCTTAACGTGTCGGTGTATCAACACATTAGAGATGCAGCGCACTATCAGGAACTACTAGATAGAGAGCCACCCTGGCACAGACTTAAAGAAAAAGAATTTGTTGAGCAGATTGTGCATATCGGCAACTACCCGTATCAGGTAGCGCAGACCATGCCAGACAGTATTCCACGCATGGCAATGTTTTTGTCGGTACTACGTCCAGGCAAGAAACATCTGCAGGGTAAACCATGGGATGAGATAGCCAAAACTGTATGGGTTAGGGATGAAGATGATGCCTATGCGTTCAAATTGAGCCATGCTGTAGCTTACGCGCACCTTGTGGCATTACACATGAACATTGTCAATACTATGGAGACTAATCTTCCATCCGCCGGACAAGTGTGATTGATTTTCTTTTCTTCTTTTTATGAACTATTTCGTTCAGACTTGTACAAGGACCGGATAGGATTTCGAGTGATTTGTTTGTGAATGTTTTTGTGTATGGCTTAAATACAGCCCATTCTTGGCGGAGGAATATGTTAATTGGAATTGATCGATTAGACTCCCACCACCATGTTTCACCTAATTCAAGAAACAATTCTTTAGCTTCTGTGGTAGGTAACTCACCAAAGCTATACAAGCTGGTAATAGTGGCGTCACGATTTTGTATGATGCCGACAAATTCTTCATCCGCATACCTACATACCGTTAAAAACGGATACTTTTCTGTTAATTTGTTAAACACGTTATTGTTATTTTCCATAAATATATAGATGAACTCCACCACTACCAAAATATATTTATACCATCAGCGCCACCGCGTAGTATTATTGGATACAAGTGGAGCATATTTTGACCGGAGATACTCTCAAGTGTACACAAAGAACTTAATTGCCCACCGAGGCACCGACAATCAGATTCTTATTGAATTTGTAAATCAAGACCAAAAGCGAGTTGCGCTTAATAGGACAACATTGGGTGCTACAGTAGCAACCAGCGCAATTATTCCCGGAACCGATTATAAAATAGTATCTGTTGGCACTTGTGGAAACGAAACAGACTTTACATTACTCGGCGCACCGAACAACAACAAGTGTACAATATTCACGGCAACAGATGGAACAACCGCATCTGGTAACTTTGTTGCCGGCGCCGAATACACAATTACTGTTCCGGCCAATACTGATTTTGTTGCAGAGCAGAACGCAGCAGATAACCTTGCTGGCATAGTCTTTACAGCAATTACCGCAGGAACAGGATGCGGACAAGCAATAGCTACAGCAGCAGGTACAGGCGACGGAACTGCCACAACCATAGTGTACACGGATTTAGAATTTACCTGCCGCCTAATTTCACATGATGGCGAACGGCTCCTATTGGAGAAGCCCTTAGAAGTGGTTAATGCGACAGCAGGACAGACTAAGTTAGTTCTTACAGAAGAAGAGCTTGACTTAATCGCACCAGGGAAGGTTGGATGGAGTATAGAACAAACGACTAACGGTATCTTAAACGAACCTGTATATGTAGACGACCATTCCGGCGGTCGCGGCACAATGGATATTGTTGACAGCATTATGCCAGCATTCATAGCAAGCGAGATAATCACTATTCCGGATCCTTTTGGTCAAACTGGATATCCACCAGCATACAAATCAAGCATTCTAAACACAAACGATACAGCATTCCATTCGTTTCAGTTCATTATGACACAGTTCACCGGCGAAATACTAACTGAGGGTGCAGTTGATACCGACAACAATTGGTACACAATCCGAACTGATACAATCGTCGAGGATGATCTTAAATCATTTAGCATCGTTGGGTACCACCCTTACGTACGATTTACTTTTACAGAAGCCACAGAAATCGTAGCAGGACTATTTACAGTTGGCAACGAATATACTATTGTAGCGACCGGCACGACAGACTTTACACTCATTGGCGCAGACGATAGCAACCCCGGAACAGTATTTACGGCAACTGGTCTTGGCATAGGCGATGGCACAGCAGCCCCAGCAAGCTTCGGAACAGTAGACGAAATTAGGCACAGATAATTCTTCCCACTCACTAGCCACCATATAAATAGTGTAAACACAGGAACAATAAGATGCAAATTAAGAATATAGTATCGTTTGGGTGCAGTTGGCCACACGGTGTGGAATTAGTCGACCCCAAATTAAAAGAACAAGACGTTCATCCGCTTGACCCAGCTAACGATACATACCGCTTACTTAATTCATACCCGGGGCTAATAGCCGAGCACTACGGCTGGACATTAGAAGACAAAACGCAAGTTAACACAACGTTACCGGGCATGATGATTGATTTTGAAGCATGGTTAGATCGGAGTTCCAATGAACACATCGCAGAGTCGTTTGTGCTAGTAGGAATAACCCGCGAAACCAGTAGCGGCCCTCTCCACGAAGACGAAGTATTCACGAAGGTAGTAACCCGCTTCGACGATGCGGCATCGCACTACGGTATCAAAATGTTACAGTTCAACGTATTGGCCCGGCAGCACAAACTTAAATTGCCTACACTAATCGAATCATCTTCGGCACTCGAAATGCTTGTGATTCGAGACAAGCCACGCAAAAGCCCACTATTCACAGAACACAAATTCCCAAACGAAAAAGGACATAAAATTATATCAGAATTCTTGCAAGACAAGATTGATTCTGTTATACTTAATGAATGAGCTACGTATACAAACTAACTTCGCCATCTGCTAAGATTTACATCGGGCAATCGACTATATCTGAGCACAGTAAGAAACAGTCTTACAAGTTTGCGTCGCGTAAAAAAGAACACAATAATAGATATATCATTAATGCCATAAAGAAATATGGATGGGAGAATATGCTCTTTGAAGTTATTCAAGATTGTACAGGATATACCAAAACAGAATTAGACGATGTTGAAATAAGATTGATTGCAGCGCACAACAGCCAAGATAAAAACATTGGTTATAACATCACCGCCGGCGGTGATGGAGTTGATTCAAATACAGCAAGAAATAATGCCAATCTGTACTATAAGAACCAAACCGCAGAACAAAAAGTTAATCGCTCTGCAGGTTGTGCAACTGGCCAGAAGAAACGATATGCGGCAGCCGGTGACACCGGTGAAACTAGGCATAAGAAAAGTAAATCGCACTGTGGTGAGTACCTAATAGAAGCGCCAGACGGTAGACAGTGGCACACTGAACTAGGATTGAAAAAATTTGCCACTGACTTTGCAGACGAAATTGGTATTAGTTATTGGGCATTGTTTGGTGCATATCGAAATAAAAATAAAACAAAACAACGTCCGGAATATAAGAATGCAAACAAATGGAAGGTGACACGAATTGTTTGATTTATTGCAATATCTTCCGCCACGCACCAGAAAGTCACCGTCGGGTTGGTTTAGTTTTAACTGCCCAGCCTGCATACATAATGGTGAAACACCCGACAAGCGAAAACGAGGCGGTGTGATCCTTGATGGTGAGGACTGGAGTTTTTCTTGTTTTAATTGTAACTACAAGGCACGTTTTAAAAGTGGCCAGCAGCTTAGTCTAAAAGCACGTAATCTGCTTAAATGGATGGGTGTACCAGACGACACCATTAATAAAATAAACCTCGACAGTCTTAAGAATAAACAAATATACGATATTGCAAGAGAGCGGTCCAATGCTCATAATGAGATCATACAGCACAATATATTCTTTGAAAAGATCGATTTGCCAATTTCAGCTAGAAAAATTACAACATCTGACAACTGGGCCATTGACTATCTTAAAGAACGTGGCTTAGATTGGCGAGACTACCCTTATAAGATCACACCAACGGAAAAGTTTAGGAACAAAAGACGTATATTAGTACCATACTATTATGGTGATGACGTCGTAGGATGGACCTCACGCTATCTCGACGACAAGTTTCCAAAATATATAAATGAACACCAGCAGCCAGGATTCTTATTTGGGTTGAATCTGCAAAAGAATGATTGGGACTATCTAATCATTGTTGAGGGCATCTTTTGCGCTATAAGCATTAACGGTGTTGCTGTAATGCACAGTGAAATAAGTGAACAACAATTAGCCTTGCTACGACGACAAGGTAAAGAAGTGATAGTAGTACCAGATCAAGATAAACCAGGGCTTGTACTAGCCGAGCAGGCGTTAGCAGAAGGTTTTAGTATAAGCATACCAAATTGGCCAGACCACGTCAAGGACGTTAATGATGCGGTAAAGGAATTTGGTAAGCTAGGTGCTCTTTTTAGTATAATGGCTATGAAGACATCTAGTAAAGTAAGAGCCAGAGTTATGATCAATAACCTGATTCGACGAAAGGATTTAACTATAAATGACAAAACAAATTGAATACACGTACCAAATACAAAAACTATTTCTGGAGATGATGATAGCGGATGCATCGACCTTTGTTCGCATCCATAATATTTTTAACGTAGAGAACTTTCACCCAGACCTCCGGCCAGCAGCAGAGTTCATCGAGAAGCACTCGATCAAGCATGGCACCTTGCCGGAGCGTTCGCAGTTAAAAGCAATGACAAATGTAACATTAGATCCATTGCCGGAGGAAATTAACGAGGGGCACTACGATTGGTTCTTTGAGGAGTTTGAAGGTTTCACGAAACGACAAGAGCTCGAACGTGCAATTCTTAGTTCTGCAGACTTACTCGAGAAGGGAGAGTTCGAGCCAGTGCTGCCACTTATAAAAGCCGCCATTGAAATTAGCCTGTTAAAAGATATGGGCATTGATTACTTTGAAGACCCCAAAGCACGGTTAAAAGCAATCAAAGACAACAATGGACAAATGTCCACCGGCTGGGTCACAATGGACCAGAAACTGTATGGCGGCTATAACCGAGGTGAGCTGCAAATCTTTGCAGGTGGTTCGGGTAGTGGTAAATCATTGTTCATGCAGAACCTTGCTGTTAACTGGGTTGAGATGGGCAAGAACGGAATCTTTGTTACACTTGAATTGAGTGAAGACCTGTGTGCTATGCGTATTGATAGTATGATGACAGGTACCGCGTCTAAGATGATTTTTAAGAATCTCGACGACGTAGAAATGAAAGTTAAGATGAAAGCTAAGTCATCCGGCAATCTACAAATTAAATATTTTCCAGCACAGAGCAATGTTAATGACATCCGCGCCTTTGTTAAAGAGCTACACGTTAAGCAGGGTAATCGAATAGACTTTATTTGTATTGATTATTTAGACTTGTTAATGCCAGTAACGGCAAAGGTTGGTCCAAGCGACTTGTTCGTTAAGGACAAGTACGTATCAGAAGAAATACGTAATCTTGCCAAAGAGCTAGACGTGGTAATGGTAACTGCATCACAGCTTAACCGTTCAGCAGTAGAAGAAGTAGAGTTTGACCATAGTATGATATCCGGCGGTATCTCTAAGATTAACACAGCTGATAACGTTTTTGGTATCTTTACATCACGAGCAATGCGCGAACGCGGTAAGTATCAGTTACAGCTCATGAAAACACGTAGTTCAGCAGGCGTAGGACAAAAGATTGACTTGGACTTCGATGTGGATACATTGCGTATTGTAGACACTGGTCAGCCAGGGCACGGTCACAGCAACTCACCAAGCAACATATTGAGCAACATTAAAGCAAAATCAACCGTTACTCCGGCATTGCCGGATCAGACCGGCGGCAAAATCAATGCAGTTAGTGATTCCGCTAAATTGAATGCAATGCTCAACAAGGTAAAGAAAGAAAGCTAGAACCTGGTAGTTTGGAATAAATATACACAACCCAACGAGAGTTAGCTTAATGAAACCAAAGACCCGCAGTATTTTAGAAGAACTCGAGTCGATGCACTATGCGAGAGATTCGCGATATGTAATCGAAACCCGAGCCGAAAATATTATCGCCAGTGCTATTAACTTAATAGATTTAATGGAAAGTACTTATACAGCAGAAGAAGTCGAAGATTTAACTCGGAAATTGTTAAATTCCATTAAGCAAAAAGACTCGTTAAAATTCAAACGTAGTCTAGGAAGAATTAATGAAAGCAAGTGAATTCGTAATAGAAAACATATTTGATAAAATTGGCGATGCGGCTAATAAGTCGGTCATAGCCCAGAAATCCCGTGAGAAAGCAAACGTCAGGAAGAAAAATGTTCCAGGAATGGCACGAGTATTGCATAAAATACTAATAGCACAGGCGAGTAAAATATCCAACGATCCCGAAGAAATGAAGAAGATGGTTGCAAACACACTCTTAAAAGCACTGAAAGTTAACGTGGCAAAGCATCCTGACGTGTTTGGTGATAGTGTCGAAAAATTAGTAAACGTAATGACATATCGCGCCGACGATGCTAACGCAGTAGAGAGTCTTGTTCGGGACGTAGTTGACAAATCGTTTGACGTAAGAGAAACAGTTAGTTCCGAATCAGAAAAGATAGCAAGAAAAGTTATGCAAGCTGTTAAGAAACAAGGTAAAGATAAACTCAGCAAGATCCTTGCGCAGGCGTTAGCAGAAGCCGGCTACAGTACCAACGACATAAAAATACTAGGAAGAGATATAATAGCGGCAATAGATGAGAATGGTGGTGATATAGCAAAAGCCATCGTATCGGTGTTAGACAAAGATGTACCGACACAGCCTGGCGAAGAACCAGAAGCAGACTCCAACCAGCCAGGTGATGACGAAACCCCAGCAGATGACCAGGTGCAAGCTGACAACGTCGGTGTCAACGCTGTTGATAGCTTTAAAGCACAGATTAAGAAAAACATACATGCGCATCGGTATCAGTTCCTTAATGACGAAGAACGCGGCTCGAAATATATTCAAAGAGAGCTTGATGATAATCGCGAAGCCTTACGTCAAGCTGGTGTAGAATCAGAGGAAGATATAGCAGACATCATTGACGAGCTCATGACCGACGAAGAAATGCCATGGAACTATAGATTACCCGATGAGTTTACCGAAGAAGTTTTTGCACCCAATGGATTCCGCGGCGGTAACGTGGTGTATATTGACCGCGATGGTATGTTCCAGCAGTTCTTTGTTGGTAATGCTAAAAGCTGGAAATATAATGGCGTTGTTATTAACCAAAAACAAATTGAAGCACTAAAAATAACATTCAGCAATTTAAAGCAACGTCGCTTCTTAGACTTTACACTTGATGATAAAGGATACTATCGCGTGTCCTTGAGAAAATAATATGAAACCATTTTATAAACTATGCGAAGGCGGCAACGTTTTTAAAGACGCAGACAAAAAGCCTGTTACTACTCGTATCGCCAAGGTGCACATCGCCCCATCACTTAAACTTGTTGAAAAGATACTGGGCTTCAAGCTAGACGGCTGGCTCGGCACAACAGGCAAGAAAGATTCAAGCGGCGACATAGATGTATCTGTTGATAGTAGCAAGTACGACAAAAAAGAAGTTGCTGATAAACTTAGAGCATGGGCTAACGATAAAGGACTACGACCTGCAGAGTGGGTAAAGTTAAGTGGTGACAACGTACATTTTAAGACGCCTATTAGAGATGCAAAAGGTAATCAAGTAGGCGGTTATGCACAATTAGATTTGATGTTTGGTAATCCAAAGTTCCAAGCATGGTCAATGCGAGGCGAGCCAGGCAAATATAAAGGCGTGCATCGTCATATCATAATGGCAAGCATTGCCGCCGCCCAAGGTAAAAAATGGTCTTACAAAAATGGACTTGTAAACCGTATTACCGACACCGTAATTTCACAAGACCCGGAAGCTATTGTCAGGGCTTTACTGCCGGGGTATGCCGGTAATGTAAACGACCTCTCAGTCGAAAGCATACTACAGTATATCTATAAAAAGTACAAGGGGCAACCAGATAAAATCGAAGCACTTATAGGTGACGCAGCCGCGACCTTAGCAGAACACTACGGTGTCCAACTTCCAATGCCTGAGCAAAATACCGTACACGAATCAAACGACCCAGACGAATACTTTCTAGCTAAGTTACGTAATCGTATCGTAAACTTAGATATGGAGCCGCTGTTTGACAGCACAAAATTATATAAAGAGTACGTCGTGGAGAAAATACTCGGCAGAAAGAAACGGGGTGATTGACACAATTACAAATATGTGTCACTATAATTTATATGAAAGAATATAGATATCATTATACCTATTTGATTACTAATCTTAGATCGGAATCCGACGAGAAGTATTATATTGGAATTCATTCAACTAATTCTAACCCTAGTGCCGACAGTTATATGGGATCAAGTAAGTACGTAACGGCAGCAATAAACGCACACGGAGTAGCCGCCTTTGAAAAGATAATAATTGCAGAATGGGAATCTCGCAATAAAGCAGCAGCCCATGAAATTTGGTTACATGCGGAATATAATGTTAAACGAAACCCACTATTCTACAATAAGGCCAACGCTGTTAGTACTGGGTTTTCGTCTATATGCACACCAGAGGTCGTAGATAAATTATCTAAGATATTCAATGATCCTAACTGGATCAACACTACTGGTAAGGTCAAAAGTAGAAAAATAAGTACGAAGTACAGAAATAATCAATGGAACTCAACAGTCGGTAAAGCAAAATCGAAAAAGATCAGCTCGACCAAAAGTGATCCGGAATGGAAATCAACAGTTGGCGCAGCCGCTGCAAAGAAACGGAACCGAACCACAAACACAATCGAGTATAAAGATACCATCGGAAAGAATCAACAAATAAAATATAAAAATACGGTAAACGATCCAGTCTGGAAGGCCACTTCGGGAAAAGTAAAAAGTCAAAAAATCAGCACCGCAAGACTAGACCCGGCCTGGAAAGCAGAAGTAGGGGATGTTGCACTGCAGAAATT